ACACCCCCCCCCCGCCGGCCGCCGGCCGCTGCCGCCTCCGGCCCACCCGGCGCACGACCCTCTGGCGTATGCGACAAAACCCCGGTTTTCCGCAACCACGCTACTTTGGGCGGCGCCTTTTGTGGTTGCGCAGGGACGTGGAACACTTCCTCACGCTCGAAGCCTGACGCCCGCCTCGCCCTCTAATCGAGCCACCGCCGTCTAGAGGGCGGTCTCAATCTTTTTTCTATCGAAGCCAGTCATTTTTGGCTTGCGGGCACCCTTGCGCCCGAAAAATGAGGAATACGGTATGAACGCCTCAGAGAAACAGCCCAAGACACGATCCTGCGCGACTATTAACGTCACCCCGCTGGCACCGGCAGCTACAAAAATCGCTATTCCAAAAAACGGCTACAGCGTGCACGACACTGAGATCACCTATAACGGACAGCGGTTTTATCCAGGTGTCTGGATGCACTACAGCACCAGGACAGAAGAGGGTGAAGAAACCGCCCGCCACGAATGGCTGTGCGGCCCGTTGCATGTGGACGCGATCACCCGCAACTCAACGTGCAGCGAAGGTTACGGCCGGTTGCTCCGTTTTACTAATTTGGATGGCAAAGAGCTTTCGTGGGCCTTGCCCTCCGAGCTTCTTGCTGGCCGGCCGGAGCGTATCGTTTCTACCCTGTTCAA